GGTGCGCCCACGCGGCGGCGACGGCGAAGGCGGAGGAAGGGAAGAAGGCGTGACCGGCTCTTCGGAGCCGGATATGGGACGGGAGTTCATCAGGGAAAGAACGGCACTCACATGCGCGCGGCTGTGCTAAAGAGTGCAGGTGCGGGTTCGACGCCCGCCCGCCCCACCAGCGGCGCGTCTGGTCAACGCGCCGGTTGTCAGTCCCATTGAATTGGGAACCTCCAATGTGTGTGGCAGCTGGAAAGACAGCGGACAGCCCGGAAAGACGGGCACATGGGGCGAAAAGCGTGTGTGCCGGTGCAACTCCGGCCCGCCCCACCAACCCCGGGCTGGACACACCCGGGTAGCACCTCAGAAGGGTGCGAAGCACCGAGCCGCATGGGGTGTCATTACCTCCTAGGGGCATGACCCCGACCCTACCCCTTCACCATCTTTCGGGGCGGGCGGCCCTCTGGCGCACGGAGATCTGGTACGTCACCGGCGCTTTAAGAGGGCCTACACCAGAGAAAAAGCCCAAAGCGGGCCAAAAATAGAAACGAGGCGGACGGAATGTTCAACAAAGAGCGGTTCAAGGCGGCGGTATTCCTGAAGGGCGAGACCATGGAGGACGCGGCGGAGGTGCTGGGAATGGCGTATTCGACGCTCTACCGCCGGATCAGGCTGAACGACTTTAAGTCAAGAGAGATCGAAACCTTTTGCGAGCACTACGGCGTGACGCGGGATGAGATCTTTTTTGATGGGAAGGAGCTGCCGAAATGGAGCGGCTGCTGACGGCGGCGGAGGCTGCGGAGCTGCTGGGGCTGACGGAGCGGGCCGTGCAGGACCTGATGAAGAGCGGGGAGATCGAATGCCTGAGCGTGAGCAAGCGCCCGGGCGGCCCCAGGCCCAAGCTGCGCACCACGGAGAGCCGGTTGGAGCGCTGGGTGCAGCGGCGGGCGGAGGAACAGAAGCTGCGGCAATTCCCCCAGGACAAGCCCGTGCGGAGGAAGCGCCGGGCGGACGAGGTGCCGCCGGGCATGGAGCGGACGGCGGACGGACAGCTGCGAATTGCGAGGAGGCACTGACATGGTAGGGACCAAAGCGGCGTACCGCCGTCAGGCGGCGCTGAAACTATGGACGGGAACGGCCATTTATCACGGGATTGAGTACGTGCCCAGGACGGGGCTCAACCTGCGCAGATACAAGCGGAAGCTGATGAAGATGGCGGAGCCGGTATGCCCGCCGGATAAAACGTGGCAGGTGGCGATCTTGTACGTGGCGGTATTTGCCATGTGCGTCTATGCCTTTGCAAAGTGGTGGTTTCTGTGGTGATGGGAAAGGATTTTCTGCACGCGGCACCGGGCCAGATGTCCAAACAGATCACACTGGGGACTAAAGTCTTTGCCCCGGACACGGTCACCGCGCCCCACCACAGCACCACCGACCCCCGAAAAATCAGAAGCACAAAGACACTGGAAAGAGCGCTGTGCTACAACGCTCGCTACGCGGTGGATTACAAGGGGCGAAGGGTGCCGGAACGCAAAATGGAAGGGCACAGATGGCTGCTGAACCTGGGCGCGTGCGTGGAGTGCGAAAGCCCCTGCGAGTACGGCATGGAGCGGCTGCGCAGGATGCAGATCCACGAGCTTTTGGAGCTGGGCTGCGGAGGAGACTGCATGAAGTGCCCGGAGCCCTGCCGGGTGTACAAGCTGGCGGTAACGAAGATCTGCGACGAAGAGTGCAAGAAGCAGGTGAAAAAGAAACAGGCGCAGGCCTTTGCGCGGGAAGCGCTGGCCATGTACCTGCCGAAGGAGGCGGAAGGGACATGAACGACCAGAAAAGGCTGACCTGCCCGAAGTGCGGGCAGCTCATGACCCGGATGGTGGTGAACAACCCCATGGAGGAGGGCTGGCGGGTATCGTACCGCTGCCTGAAATGCGGGAAGATGGGGCCGCTGGTGCGGGGCGGACGGCAGGAAGAAACGGAGAAGATGGCGGAGCTCCTGACGGAGAGCTGGATCCGTCGGCTGAAGGGAGAAAAGGAAGAACAGCCGGAGCGGCTGCGGGCGTGGGCGGAAGCGCTGGAAGCCTACAAAGGCGCGGGGCTGCGGTATGAGGAAGAGATCGCCCGGCTGAAACGCATGGCGGCGGAGGATATCCTGCGGGCGGCGCTGAGCGGCTACCCCTGCGACAGCTGCATCAACAACACGCTGGATGTGCGGTGCGGCTGCGACTGCGCGGACTGCGAGCACCATTGCACGTGCTATGAGTGCCACGACCATGAGAGCTTTGTGTGGAGGGGCGGGAAATGACCGAAACGCCGAAGTGCCCCTATTGCGGGACAGAATTGGAAGTGACCCATGCTTTCGTGAACGATGCTACCGCGGCACATAAGTTGGTATACACCTGCTTCTGCCGAGAGTGCGGAGTATACACGCCCAAAAGGTCAACGCCGGAGGAAGCCCTTTCCGCCGCCCTCCACCGAGCCGAGCCGGAAATGAGGCCGCTGACGCTGGATGAAGCCACCGCAAGCGAAGACCCTGTATGGCTCGAAGCCATGGGCAAGGTCTGTATTGCGCAGATCAATCTCTCGCCCGGCGAAAGCTTAGCTGAATACAAGACAATCGGGCGAGGATATGCGGAATATCTGTATTGCGGCGATTACGGCATACTGTGGCGCTGCTGGCCCCGGAAGACTACGCCGGAGCAGATGAAGGCGGAAAAGTGGGAGGAATGAGCATGAAGTGGATTAGCGTTAAGGACAGGTTGCCGGAAGACGATGCAACGTATCTTGTATATGGGCGAAACGGGTACGGGATAGTGTTTGCCATCTATTATGGCGACGGCGAATGGCTTACCTGTGATGATTTGACAAATATTACACGGTTCGTCACCCACTGGATGCCCCTTCCGCCGCCGCCGAAGGAGGAACCCACATGACCCCAAAACGCCTTTCCGCCATGCTGGTGCTGGCGCTGGCCGCTATCGCCCTGACCGTGTGCGCGGGGCTGGCTGCCGGGCGGAACATGTGGCTGTGGATCGTCGCCTACTGGGCGGTGCTGACGATCAAAAATATCGTGGATTATATGGAGACGAAGGCGAGGAAAAGAAAATGAAAATGAACGCTGTGTGGAACCTGCTGAAGAAGGACAGGCTGGGGACGATCATCACGCTGTCGGACAGACAGTGGCTGCAGATTGGCGGATGCATTTACCCGCTGGACGGGCTGGGGATGGTGACGCCGGACATGCTGTACACGCTGCTGGACGTGCCGGAGGACAAACGGAACGACTACCACATCTATGAGATGAATGTAGAGACGGTGCCGGAATACCTGCAGGACGTGGACGAGACGGACGAGCTGGCGGAGGCTGCCAGCTTTATGGTGAGGACCGCCGGGAGCGTATATCAGATGTACAAGGCCGGGGAGAACCTGCTGACCATCAACCCCGATACGCTGAGACCGCTGGAAAACGAAGAAGACGTGAATTTGTATGTGCGGGAGTACGACGGAGGCCACGTGATGGTAGCCAGAAGCGGTTTCCTGCTGCGGGCGGTGATCGGTACGAGCAGCTATTGGGCGAGAAACCCTCTGGTGTATGAGGACATGCAGATCATGGCGGAGCTTGGGAAAAGGGAATATGACCTGAAATACCGGGCGACGGATGAGGCGGCGGAAAATGCAGAAGGTTAAGATGCCTGAAGCCACAGAGAGCACCGAGCAGCAGCGATTATTCCAATGGGCGCGGATGGCCAGCGGGAAGTGGCCGGAGCTGGAACTTTTGTACCACATACCCAACGAGGGGAAACGGAGCCGGGCCGCGGGAGCGAGGATGAAGGCGGAAGGGCTGAAGAAGGGCGTGCCGGATCTGTGCCTGCCGGTGAGCCGGGGAGAATGCCACGGGCTGTACATCGAGCTGAAGCGGGAAAAGAGCGGCAGGGCCACGCCGGAGCAGACCGCGTGGATGGAGGCCCTGCTGGCCCAGGGGTACGCCGTCAGCCTGTGCCACGGCTGGGAAGCTGCGGCGGAGATGCTGAAGACGTATCTGGAGGGCAAACCATGATCCGCTGTCCCAGATGCGGCGGGCCGTCGCCTATCGTGTACCGCATGGACCGGGCGGAGGGATATGAGCGGAGGCGTATCTGTACGGAGTGCGGGTACGCCTTTGCCACCATCGAGGCGCCGGAGCGGGAACTGACGGAAGAGGAAAAGCATCCGCAAGCGCCGGGCTGCTGCGTGACCTGCTGCCACTACCGGGCCGGGAAGGCGCAGGACTGCGACGTGTTCAAGAACACGGCGGGGATCCGGGACGATCAATGCGGAATGCAAAGCCCTATATAATGAAGAAACAGCTGCGGGACGTTCCGAAAAGTCAAAGAAAGTCAGAAACGGAACAGGGCGCAGAGAGCGCCGAAAACTCAACAAGATCAAGGGACGGAAGTCCCTTTGATACCCTGTAAAGACGATTAAGTATTCGCACATTTGGAAGAAGATACAGGAGGCCGAAGATGCCGTACTACGAGAAGCGGATCCGCTCCGGGAAGGTGCTGGAGGTGCTGACCTACTTTGCCACCCGGGACGGGCGGAGGATCGACCGGGGATGCAACGAGCGGGAATCCGACGAGGAGCAGGCGGCGAAGAACGACCTGGAAGCCCGGATGCAGGCGGCGCGGATCCTGCGGTGCAACTTCAGCCGGGAGGCGGGCGACCTGTTTGTGACGCTGACCCTCAAGGGGGAAGTCAGCGAAGCGGAAGCGTACCGGGAGGAGCGGAACCTGTACCTGCGCATCGAGCGGATGCGGAAGAAGAAGGGGCTGGAACCCCTGAAGCGCTTTTCGGTGGTGGAAAAGCAGGGACACTGGCACATCCACCTGATAATGAACAGCGGGCTGACGCTGGAAGAAGTGCAGAGCCTGTGGGGAAACCGGGGCCGGGTAGTGATGAGCCTGGTGGACGACAGCGAGGGGTTCCGGGATCTGGCGAACTACCTGTGCCGGGAACAAAAGCCCAAGAAGGGCCGCAAGGACGGAGAGAACCTGAAGCAGCCGCGCCGGAAGTGGCAGCGCCGCTGGCACGCCAGCCGGAACCTGAAGCAGCCGGAAGTGACGAAGAAGCAGGTGAAGCGGGTGCCCGTGGGACAGCCCAGGAAACTGCCCGGCTACCGGCTGCTGCCGGAATGGACCATCCGCAGCGACCGCTTCGGAAACATCTCCACCTATGCGCAGTACGTGAAAGAGCCGGAAAAGAAAGCAAAACCGAAAAAGGAATGAGGCCCTGCCGCGAAGCGGCCTTATTGCTGTAGCCAAAAAGGGGTCCGGGGCGCAGCCCCGGTGGGGTGAGGGGCGAAGCCCCCGTCGGTTCGCTTCGCTTACCCTCCACACGGCCCACTCCATGCCTTGGGAAGAAAGGAGAAGGATATGCCCAACACCAGAGCAGCGGCAAGCTGCATCTGTCCGTACTTTTTGCGGGAGCGTCCGCGGGCGATTGTCTGCATGGGATTCGCCGCAGGAAGCCAGCTGGAACACAAGTTTGAGACGGAAGCGCAAAAGGAAAAACATATGCGGCGCTGCTGCTGCGGGTATCACTATGCCCGGCGGTGCGTGGTGGCGCATATGTGGGAAAAGCTGGAAGAAAAAAAGGCAAAGTAAAAGCCGGGGATCATTCCCCGGCTCTTTTTTTTATGGCAGAAGATCCTCCATGGGGCAGCCCAGCACATCGGAAAGCCGCTGCAGGGCGGAGGCGTTGGGAGAGAACTCCCCGCGCTCCCAGCGGGAAATGGTGAGCTGCTTGCAGCCGATGGCCTCTGCCAGCTGGGCCTGCGTCATGCCTGCCGCCATGCGGGCGGCGGCAATGGGAGACCTGGCACCGCGGGAGCGGGGGGCGGCGTGGTCGGAAGGGCCTTTCCCCCATTCCCAAAAATACTCCATGGGGGTGACGGACGGGACGGCGGCCAGGCGGCAGAGCGTCTGGCAGAACAGCTTCGCGTCCTGCACGGCGGAAAGAAAGGGATAGCGGGCGACGGCCCGGTCGTAAATGGGAAGATCGGTGGAGACCATGCGGAGATCCTTTCTGCCGGGCTTTGGCCCGCCCGGCGGGGGCGTGTCGTCACTTCTCGATCCAGCGGATGGACAGGGGCTTCAGGGGCTTATGCTCCATCTGGCCGTTTTCGCCGGGAAACCAGAAGGTAAGGCCGCTATCAATGGCCTGCAGGATCAGCGCCTTCTGGCCGTCCGGCTTGAGGCAGCCGGTGGAGATCATTTCGTCCGTTACCGCTTTCTGATCGCAGGAAACGAAGCAGAGATCGTCGCTGCCGCTGGTGGAATGGAAGCCGGGGCGGGAGAGATCCCAGCGCCATTTTTTGCTGGGAACGCACCAGTCCGGAAGCTCCACTGTGACCATGGCCCGGGCGAAGTCCTGAGAAGTGCTGATGCCGTAGCCGCCGACGATCTCACACTCAGCGGCGCTGTAGCATTTGTAGGTGCTGGGGCGGTGGCCCTGGGGGATGGTGGTGTAATTGATGCCGACTTCGACTTCGTACTTCATGGTTTTATCTCTCCTGCCCGGCGGCTTGTCCCGCCCGCGGCTCAATCTTGATTACGTGATTATTATATATCATAAATGATAAATAGTCAAGCAGAACAAGCAGAATTTGAAAAAAAGCTCGAGAAATTTTTCCGGGGAGAAACGGGACGGGGAGATGTGCCACAATGGCCCTGTGGAAAACGCAGCGGAAACAACGGAGAGAGGGGGCCGGGACATGGCGGAGGAGCGGAACGCGGAAAAGCAGCCGAAGAAAACGGCCAGAAGCAAGGCCCCGCCGAAGAAAAAGACGCGCTACCACTGGGGAAAAATCCGAACGGAATATGTGACCGGGGAGAAAAGCTACCGGGAGCTGGCGAAAAAGCACGGCGTGAGCATGAGCCAGCTGTCGGAGGTGGCCTCTAAAGAAGGCTGGGCGAAGCTGCGGGCGGAGCATCGGGCCGAGACCGCCGCAAAAGCGGAACAGAAACTTAAGGAGCAGCAGGCCGGGGCGCTGGCGGACGAGCTGGAAGGCATTCGGCGGACGGCGCGGAACCTGAGCGCGGCCATCGAAAAAAAGAGCCTGGGCAAGCGGCTGGACTCCAAGAGCCTGCGGGAGCTGGTGAGCGCCACAAAGGATCTGGCGGCCATCCTGCGGGATGTGTTCGACCAGCCGAACCTGCTGAACCAGGCGAAGCTGGACAAGGAGACGGGCAAGGGGCCGGAGGCCGTGGAAGTCGTGCTGGACGAGGAGGCGGAGGAGCTGAGTGAGTGACGCGAAGATCCGGCTGGCGTTGGGACGGCCCAACGACCGCCAGCGGGAAGCGCTGAAGGAAAAGCACAAGTATATCGCCTTCGGCGGGGCGCGTGGCGGAGGAAAGAGCTGGTTTGTGGACTTTAAGGCCGTGGCGCTGTGCCTGCGCTACCCGGGGATCAAGATCCTGATCGTCCGCAAGACCTATGAGGAGCTGCGGCGGAACCACATCGACAAGCTGCGGGAGCAGGTGCCCAAGGCGGCGGCCAGCTACCACGACGGCAAAAAGGAGATGCGGTTTTGCACGGGCAGCACCATCAGCTTTGGGTACTGCGCCTGTGCCCGGGATCTGGATCGGTATCAGGGTCTGGAAGTGGACGTGTTGTTTGTGGACGAGGCGACGCAGTTTGATTTTGAGGTGTACACGCGGCTCAAAGCCTGTGTGCGCGGCGTGAACGACTTTCCAAAGCGGATCTACCTGACGTGCAACCCTGGCGGCGTGGGCCATGGCTGGGTGAAGCGGCTGTTTGTGGACAGGGCCTTTGAGGAGGGCGAGGACGAGGAGGAATACGCGCCCATGATCCAGAGCCTGGTGACGGACAACGTGGCGCTGATGCGGGCGAACCCGGACTATCTAAAGCAGCTGGACAGCCTGCCGCCGAAGCTCAAGGCCGCGTGGCGGTACGGGGACTGGAATGTATTCGAGGGGCAGTTCTTCGAGGAGTTCGTCAACAACCCTTCGGCGGAGGGGAACCGCTGGACGCACGTGATCCATCCCTTTGCCATCCCCAAGGGCTGGCGCATCTACCGCAGCTACGACTACGGCTACCGGCGGCCCTTCAGCTGCGGCTGGTGGGCGGTGGATCACGACGGGTGCTACTACAGGATCTTGGAGTATTACGGCTGGAACGGGCAGCCCAACGAGGGCGCGAAGCTCCCGGCGCACAAGCAGTTTGAGGAGATCGCGCGGATCGAGCGGGAGCACCCGTGGCTGGCGGGGCGGGAGATCACCGGCGTGGCAGACCCGGCCATCTGGGGCGACGGAGACGGAGCGCCCAGCACGGCGGATATTGCCGCGAAGTACCACGTGTATTTTGAGAAGGGGCGGCATGACCGCATCAACGGCTGGATGCAGGTGCATTACCGGCTGGCCTTTAACGAGGACGGCTACCCGATGATGTATGTGTTTGACAACTGCGCGGCCTTTATCCGCACCATCCCTCTGATGGTGTACGACGAGCATGTGCCGGAGGATCTGGACAGCAGCCTGGAAGACCACGTGGCGGACGAGGTGCGGTATTTTTGCATGCTCAACCCCATGGCTCCGCCGAAATATGCGAAGCCGAAGCAGCGGGTGTACAGCCCGCTGGACGTGTACGACACGGATCACCTAAACGAGGGCGCGAGCCTGTACTGATGGGAGGAACAGGGATATGGCGAGAAACAAGGACAACGAGAGAGCGCAGGGAAAAGCCCCTGCCCAAAGCGGACGAGACCCGCGGGAAGAAAAGGCGGGCGGGATGCAGCCCGGTACTGGCGCGGACGAGGTGGCGGCCCGGAAGGCGGAAATGGACGCCATGATGCAGCAGCGCCAGGCGGAGGAATCGGCCCAGATCGAGAAAGAGGTGACCCAGAGCCGCCCACCGGAGGGCGCGGAGAAAAGCGGCGAGCCCATGCAAATGCCCGAAAGGGTGAGCGAAGCGAACCGAGGGCCGAGGACAGCGGCGCAGCCGCTCCGCAGGGCCGAAGCCAGCGACGCGGAGCGGGGCTGGCCGCAAAGCGGCGTGGGGCTGGCGGATGTGCTGCCGGAAGATGAATACCCGGGCCGGGTGGGGCCCATCGGGCGGGAGGAGATCGCGGAGGCAGACCGGCTTTTGCAGAAGTACAAGGCGGCCAAAACGATGCTGGAAGCCCGGGCCGTGGAAAACGAGGAGTTTTTTAAGATGCGGCACTGGGAGAGCATCGACGCGGCCAAGCGGCGGAACCCCACAGACCCGGAACCTGCCAGCGCGTGGCTCTTAAACTGCCTGATCAACAAGCACGCGGACGCCATGGACAACTTCCCCGCGCCCAACGTGCTGCCCAGGGAGAAAAGCGACGAGGAAGCGGCCAAGAGCCTGAGCGCGGTGCTGCCCGCCGTGTTGGAAGAATGCCAGTACGAGGAGCTGTACTCGGACGCGTGGTGGGACAAATTGAAGCTGGGCACCAGCATCAAGGGAATCTTCTGGGAACCCAGCAAGCAGAACGGGCTGGGCGACGTGGACATCCGGCTGATCGACGTGCTGAATATTTTCTGGGAGCCGGGCGTGACGGACATCCAGAAAAGCCGGAACGTGTTCCACGTGGATCTGATGGACCGGGAAGAAGCCATGGAGCGATACCCGTTTTTGAAGGACGCCATGCGCAGCGGGAGCTTTGACCTGACGAAATACCGCTACGACGACACAGTGGACACAACGGACAAGGTGCTGCTGGTGGACTGGTACTACAAGCGGCGGAACCCGGGCGGGCAAACGGTGCTGCACTACTGCAAGTACTGCGCGGGCGAGCTGATCTACGCCAGCGAGAACGACGAGGCCTACGCGGAGCGGGGCTACTACGACCACGGGCGATACCCCTTTGTGTTCGACAGCCTGTTCCCGGTCAAGGGAACGCCGGTGAGCTTTGGCTATCTGGACATCTGCAAGCATCCGCAGCTGTACATTGACAAGCTGGATCAGGGCATCCTCAAGCACGCGGTGCTCAACGGGCGGCCCCGGTATTTCATGCGCAAGGACAGCGGCATCAACGAGCGGGAGTTCGCCGACTTACAGAAGGACATTGTGCATTATGAGGGCGCGGGCAACCCAAACGACGCCATCATGCCCATCACGCCGCCCAACATGGACGGAAACGTGACCAACGTGAAGCAGCTAAAGATCGACGAGCTGAAGGAAGTGAGCGGCAACCGGGACTTTCAGCAGGGCAGCACTGCCAGCGGCGTGACGGCGGCCAGCGCCATCTCCGCCCTGCAGGAGGCGGGCAGCAAGGGCGCGCGGGACATGATCAAGGCCAGCTACCGCAGCTTTGTGCAGGAGTGCTACCTGGTGATCGAGCTGATGCGGCAGTTTTACACGGAGGAGCGGTACTTCCGGGTGGCGGGCGAGGAGGGCGACGAGTATGTGAGCTTTTCCAACGCCAAGATCGCGCCCCAGCAGACGGAGCAGCCCTTCGGCGGAGGGATGAGCGAGCGGCTGCCGGTGTTTGACATCAAGGTCAGCCCACAGAAAAGCAGCCCCTTTTCCACCGTGGCCCAGAACGAGCGGGCGAAGGATCTGTACAGCATGGGCTTCTTCCGGCCAGACATGGCGGATCAGGCGCTGGCGGCGCTGGAAATGATGCAGTTTGACGACATCGACAAGGTGCGCAGGACCATCCGCCAGAACGGCACCATGTACCAGCAGATGCAGCAGATGATGCAGCTGGCCATGGCCATGGCCCAGCAGCTGGACATGATGGAGGGCGGCGCGAACCAGTACGCCCTGCAGGTGCAGCAGGTGGTGCAGCAGGTGAGCGGCGGGCTGACCAGCACACCAAGCGGCGGAGGAGACGACAACGCCATGCGGGTGGACGCGCTGGGCGCGGCCTACAACATGAGCAAAAACCAGACGGCGGCGGCGGCCCGGAACGAGGCGGCCAGCCAGTCCACGCCCAGAGCGTAAGGAGCGAAACATGGTAGAGATCACAGTCAAGGTGAGCGAGGACGGATTTGGGATCCGCTGCAAGGGACACGCCAGCGACAGCCGGGTATGCGCGGCGGTGAGTATGCTGGAACAGGCGGTGACCCAGGCGGCGTACTGGGAGGAAAGCTGCCTGGTGCGCTACGGCCCGGGCGTGATGGAGGAATTGAACGGCGAATTTTGGGCGAACGTGCGCTACGGCGACGAGACCGACCGCCGGAAGATGGCGGGCATGGCGGCGGTGGCCGTGGCGGGATTTGAGCTTTTGCAGTACCGCTACCCGGACGAAGTGAGGGTAGTGAGGGTGCGAAGCACCGAGCCGTGAGGACGTGCAAGGGCACCCGCAGCGGCGAAGCCCGCGACGCGAAGCGGGGCGGGCCGATAAAGAAGCGGGGAGAAAAGAAAAACGGTTTTTGATAGCATAAGTCCAGACACACCGGAAAGACGGTAGACGACGCGCCGGAGAGACGGCAGAGGAGAAGCATATGAACGAGCTGTTTTTGGTGAACCTTGGGATCCACGACGGCGAAGGCGGCGGAGGCACTGCGGCTGCGGGAGCGGCTGCCGGTAGTGCGGAAAGCGCGGGGACGCCCGCGGGAACGGAAGCGCCGGAGCTGAAGGCCCAAACGCAGGAGGCAGACGACCGGGCGGAATTTGAGCGCCTGATCAAGGACAAATACAAAGCCTACTACGACGAAAAGGTGCAGGGGCACATCAAGGAACGGTTCAAGGCCAGCAAGCAGGCGGAAGCGCGGATGCAGAAGACCATTGACGGGATGCAGCCGGTGATGCAGATGCTGGCGGAAAAGTACCACGCAGACCCGGGGGACGTGGAAGCCATTTCCAAGGCCATCCAGGAGGACAGCAGCTACTACGAGGACGAGGCCGCCGAGCGCGGCATGAGCGTAGAGCAGCTGAAGGAGTTCAAACGGATCAGCCGGGAGAACGCGGCCCTTCGTGCGGCGGAGGAGCAGCGGCAGGAGAAGGCGGGCCAGCAGGAGGCCATGCTGCGCTGGCAGCAGCAGAGCGAGAATGTGGCCCAGAAATACCCGGGATTCCAGGGGCTGGAAGAAGAAGCCAACGACCCTGTGACGGGCGAGCGGTTTTTGCAGCTGCTGTCGTCCGGCATTGACGTGGAAAACGCCTACAAGGTAGTGCACATGGACGATCTGATCTCCGGCGCACTGGAATACGGCGTGAACAAGGCGCGGCACGACACGGTGCAGACCATCAAGGCCCGGGGGATGCGGCCCAGCGAAAACGGGGCCAGTGGGACCGGCGCGGCGGTGCAGCACAAGGACGTGGCCAGCCTGACAAAGGACGAACGGGCGCAGCTGATGAAGCGAGCGCTCAGAGGGGAAAGCATCGACTTGAAGTGAACAGGCGTTCGGCCAATGGCCGCCCGCCTATCGAAGACCCATGCGGGCGGCGCTCGCTATGGAACGGGGAACCCAAACCCCATTCCTGCGCTCGCTGCAGCCCATAGTGAGAAGGAGGAACGAACATGGATATGATTTACAAGCAGTACGTGAATTTGCTCCCGCTGAACCTGCGGGTGCATGACAACACCAACGTGACCACCGACGCGGGCCTGTCCGCCGAAATGAAGACGTATTACCATGATACGCTCATCGACATGGCGGAGCCCAAGCTGGTGTATGACACCTTCGGCCAGAAGGTGCCCATCCCCAAGGGCAAGGGCAAGGTAGTGGAGTTCCGCAAGTTCGGCACGCTGCCCAAGGCGCTGACCCAGCTGGTGGAAGGCGTGACCCCCGTGGGCCGCAAGATGAACGTGAGCGTCATCACCAGCGAAGTGAAGCAGTTCGGCGACTACATCGAGTACAGCGACATCCTGCAGATGACCACCATTGACCCCATCGTGGCCCAGGGCATGAAGATGCAGGGCGGCCAGGCGGGCCGTACCAGCGACACAATCACCCGGGACATCCTGATGGCGGGCACCAACAAGATGTTCGTGCCCAGCGTGGTGAACGGCGTGGAAACGGAAGTGCTGGCCCGCGCGGACGTGAAGGCCGACAGCTGCGAGCTGACCGCCGACCAGGTGCTGCTGGGTCTGGGCCGCCTGAAGCGCATGAACGCCGAGCCTGCGGAGGACGGCGCGTATGTGTGCGTCATCCACAGCGACGTGGCCACGGACCTTGCCCGCAGCAAGGACTGGAAGGACTGGAACGCCTACACCAGCCCGGAGAAGCGCTTCCCCGGCGAGATCGGACGCATCGGCGACGTGCGGTTTGTGCAGTCGACTGAAGCGAAGATCATCGGCCCCGGCTGGATCTTTGGCAATGAAAACAGCGGCGGCGTGTGCCGCCTGACCCTGAAGACCGCCCTGACCAGCAGCGGCAGCACCGACATCGTGGTGAACGAGACCATCACGGCGGCCCAGGCCAAGGAGCTGACCGACCGCATCAGCGGCGGCGAGACCGTGAAGATCTACGTGGGCGGCAAGGAGGCCACCGTGGCCAGCGTGACCGCCGGTGCGGGCACGGGCAAGTTTGTGGTATCCGCCGCCGTGACCGACGTGGCCGCGGGCGCGACCGTGTGCGGCGTGGGCGCGGGCAAGGACGGTAGCGCCATCTACTGCAGCCTGCTGGTGGGCGCGAACGCCTACGGCGTGACCGAGCTTAGCGGCATGGGCCTGGAATACATCGTGAAGCAGCTGGGCAGCGCTGGCAGCGCCGACCCCCTGAACCAGCGCTCTACCACGGGCTGGAAGCTGACCAAGACCGCCGAGCGGCTGGTGGAGGAGTACATGATCCGCATCGAGCACAGCAGCCGGAGCTTCGGCAAGGTGGCTGTGAGCAACTGAGGGACGGGGCGCAAGCCCCTTCCCCTTTGACGAGAAGGGAGAAAAACCATGGCGGAGACCGATCTGAAAAAACTGACGAAGGACGAGCTGATCGCGCTGGCGGAGGAACAGGCCGCAAAGCTGGCAGCGGCGGAGGAACAGGCCGCAAAGCTGGCAGCGGCGGAGGAACAGACCGTGGCCGCAGCGCCCCAGCCCGCAGACCCGGAGCTGAAAAGCCAGATGGTGCGCATCCGCATCCCCAGGAGCCGGACGAACAACGCGCCGGTGTACGTGGCGCTGAACGACTACAACGCCATGATCCCCCGGGGCGTGGAGGTGAGCGTGCCCAAGTACGTGTACCTGCACCTGCAGGAGTGTCTGGACGCGGACGAGGCGGCGGCGCTGAAGCTGGATCAGATGCAGGAAGAATTTGCGGCGCGGACGAGATCGTATTTCGGCTGAAACATTGCGCCACGGCGGCGGGTGCCTTAAAGGCGCTCGCCGTTTTTTGTTTGGAGGGAAACAGGATGGACATGAATGTGCTGATCGAGCGGGTGCGGCAGCTGAAGCCAAACAGCTACCCGGAGGAGATGCTGAAGGGATGGGCGCTGGAACTGGAAGCCCGGGTGCGGCAGGAGGTGTACCAGGACTACGACCGGCCGGAAGCGGGGAGCGCGGCGACGGAAGGGCTCTGGGTGGAGGAAGGCATGGACGAGCTGACGGTGCCATTCCCCCACGACGAGCTGTACGTGCTGTGGCTGTGCGCGAAGATCGACTTTTACAACGGAGAATACGACCGGTACAACAACGAAATGACGCTGTTCAACAGCCAGATGGAGAACTTCTGCGGGTGGTTTACGCGGACGCACTGGCATCCGCCGGTGAACCTGCTGATGTAAGGAGGCGGCGAGGATGGGGATCAACTTGCCCCAGATGGGGAGCGTGGCCCGGACGACCACGGGCGTGACCAGCTTTGCGGGCCTTGACCGGCTGCTGAAGTGCCAGGAGTACGAGTTCGCGGCCATGACCAACATGGAGACGAAACAGCTGCCGGTGATGAGCACCCGCCAGCCCCGGCGGCTGCTGCGGAAGCTGCAAAAGCCAAACATGCTGGCGGCCCACGACAGGATGTGCTGGGTGGACGGGACAGACCTGTACTGCGGCGGGCGCGTGGTGGGACAGGTGGAGGACAGCCGGAAGATCTTTGTGCGCATGGGAGCGCAGCTGGTGATCTGGCCGGACAAGGTGCTCTACAACGTTAAGACGGACACGCTGGAAAGCCTGGAAAACAAAAAGGAGACCACGGGCACGGTGAACTTTACCCTGTGCCGGGCGGACGGAACGCCCTACGAGGGCTACGCCGTGGGCAAGACCGCGCCGGAAAGCCCGAACAACGGAGACCTGTGGATGGACACCAGCGAGGAAAAAGCGGCCCTGCGCCAGTACGACGCGAGCCTTGCCATGTGGGTGAGCATCCCCACGGTGTTTACGATGATCGCGGCGGCGGGAATCGGGGAAGGATTTAGCAAGTACGACGGCGTGACGGTGAGCGGATGCACGGCGCTGCCGGAATTAAACGGAGAATTTTTCCTGATGGGCGCACAGCAGGACGCGGTGATCGTAACGGCGCTGATTACGCAGGCCGGGAGCCAGACGGAGCCGGTGACGGTGCAGCGGAAGGTGCCTGACCTGGACTATGTGTGCGAGTGCAACAACCGGCTGTGGGGCGTGAAAAAAGACGTGCACGAGATATACGCCTGCGCCCTGGGCGACCCGAAGAACTGGAACCAATTCATGGGCCTGAGCAGCGACAGCTACGTGGTGAACGTGGGCAGCGCCGGGGACTTTACGGGCGCGGCGGCCCACATGGGAAGCGTGCTGATGTTCAAAAAAGACTGCGTTCACACGGTGATGGGCACGCTGCCCAGCAATTTTACCGTCAGCGTGATGCAGTGCCGGGGCGTGGAGGACGGCAGCGCCGGGAGCCTGAAGCGCATCAACGAGGTGCTGTACTACAAGAGCGAGGATCACGTGTGCGGCTATGGAAGCGCACTGCCGTCCAGCGTGAGCCAGAAGCTGCCGGAGTTGGGCGGGAACGCCGTGGGCGGGCAGATCGGCGACCGCTACTACCTGTGCGTGGACGCGAAGGACGGAGGCCGGGAGCTTTTGTGCTACGACACCCAGGCGGCGGCGTGGGTGCGGGAGGACGGGCTGAACGTGCAGTGGATGGCCACGCAGGACGGGAGACTGTACCTGCTGGCGGCGGACGGCAGCCTGTACTGCACGGAGCCGGGCGCGAACGAGTACGACGGCGAAGGCGCGGCGGACGAAGAGGCCCAGCCCTACGAACTGGTGACCGGCCCCATCGGGCTGGACGAACCCTATGCCAAGTACATCAGCCGGATCCAGCTGTACGGGGAGACGGAGCCGGGAACCAGCCTGCGGGTGGAGATCCAGTACGACGAGCGGGGCGAGTGGGAGCGGGTGTACGACGGGATGCCCACCCCGCGCCAGAGCATGGTGCTGCCCTTTACCACCCGGCGCTGCCGGACGCTGCGGCTGCGGCTGAGCGGCGTGGGCGGAATGCGGCTGTACAGCATCATCAAAAACGTGGAGACAGGGAGCGATCACTATGCAGCTAGGTGAGATACGGGCCAACGGGCCGCAGGACGGGCAGACGGCGGAGCAGCAGGTGCGGGCGCTGTACGAGTACGTGCTGGCGCTGAAACGGCAGCTGGATTTTGTGCTGAGCAACCTGGAAGACGACAACCTGAGCGACGACCTGCAGGAGGACATGAAGGCCGGAAGCCAGGTGGAGCAGGTGATCCGCCGGTTCACCAACGGGGACTTCGAAAGCTACTTCCGCCAGACGGCAAAGAGCATCGAGGCCAAGGTGGAAGAGGACGGCGTGGTGGCGGCAATCAACTTGAGCCCGGAGGGGCTGAGGATCGACGCTGACCGGCTGAACGTGAACGGCGTGGTGAGCATCAACGGGTATTTCAAGGTGGGCGCGGACGGAAAGCTGTACGCGGTGGCCGGGCGCATCGGCGGGTTTGAGATCGGCGAGAAGCAGCTGTACACCGGCGAGAACAGCGCGTCCGCAGTGCCGACCCTCTATCTGGGCAGCGAAGACCTGCAGAAGAACTTTGAGGTAGGAGGCAGCGGAGCGCGGAAGGACTGGCGGCTGAAGGTGGGCAGCAACTTCGGCGTGACGGCGGACGGAACGCCCTATTTTACGGGCGGGAAAATATTGGGGGCGCAGCTGATCGAGCAGGGCGGAGGAAGCAGCATCGACGTGGGAGCGAAGGTGAAGGAGATCACCGAAGGGATAGCGGGCCTGCTGGAACTGAACCGAGTGAAGCTGAACGCCCTGACCTTCGGCACCGCCGCGCTGGAACTGCGGGATGTGACCATTGACGGCGTGACCTACAAGGTGCTGGCGCAGGCCAGCGAATAAAGGGGGACAAGAACCATGGCGGTAACGGTGAAGAAGCAGGAGATGCAGGAGGGAACGCCCCTGCAGCAGGCGGCCAGCGCGGCGTGGAAGCGAACCACGCCCACGGCCAACGCGGGGCAGATCACCCAGAGCTACTACACGGGAAAAACGAACAAGAGCAACTACGAGCAGGGGCAGCCAAACTATGTGCAGAGCGACGCGGTGAAGAAGGCGGCGGAGGATCTGGCCAACGCGGAGCAGCAGAAGCCGGGGCCGTTCCAGAGCAACTACGGGGACAAGATCCAGGGGCTGCTGGACACCATCCTGAACCGGGGAAAGTTTACGTATGACTTTAACGCGGATCCCATCTACCAGCAGTATGCCCAGCGGTATCAGGAGCAGGGGCAGCAGGCCATGAAGGACACCATGGCCCAGGCGGCGGCGCTGACCGGCGGCTACGGCAGCACCTACGGCCAGAGCGTGGGCCAGCAGACCTACCAGCAGTATCTGCAGCAACTGAACGACAAGATTCCCGAGCTGCGGCAGGCGGCGTACCAGCAGTACCAGGACGAGGGACAGAACTTGCGGGACAACCTGGGCATGCTGCAGGGGCAGGATGACCGGGACTACAACCGCTACCGAAACGACGTGAGCGACTACCAGACGGAGCTGAGCTATTTCTATAACAAGTTCAGCGATATGAGCCAGCAGGAATACCAGCGCTACCAGAACGACCTGGCGGCGTGGCAGAAGGACAGGGACTACTGGTACAACAAGTGGCTGGCGGAGGAAGAGCTGGCGCTGAAGAAGGGAAGCGGCAGAGGCGGCGGCGGAGGAAGACGGAGCAGCAAGACGGAACAATACGTGCTCAAGAGTACGACCCAGCAGGGCGCGGCCAAGGAGCTGGCCAATGCGGTGAAGCAGGGAAAGCTGACCAGCGCGGAAGCGGCGCAGATCGCGGCGACCCAGATCCCGAAGCTGACGAAGGGGACCACCCCCACCACCAAGACCGACAAGGGCTACACGGGAGCGACGAGGTAAAAGCAGATGGCGAAGAAAAAGAAGACCACCAGTCAGAAGAACTACAGCGCCCAGGACTACCTGAACATGGCCCGGGACGCGGAGAAGAAGACCCAGCGGGAAACGGAACTGCGGGAGAGCCGGACGGCAACGGACTACCTGAACATGGCCCGGCAGGCCCAGGGGGAGCAGCCCATCCCGAAGCGGAAGAAAGAAGACGATCAGGAAAAGGGAAACGCCGGGGAAAAGCTGAACCGGGCGGCGCTGCTCATGAGCCGGATACCGGGAGCGGGCGACCTGAAGCGGCAGGAGCTGAACCGCACGGCCAGAGCCCTGCAGCAGGCGGCAGCCCGGAGCTACAAAAGCGACGGGAAGAACTGGAGTCTTGCGGGCACGGGCAGCGTATTTGACCCCATCGGCACCACGGCGAAACGGCGGGAATTTGAAAGCGGACTGGACACGGAGCTTTTGCAGAGCAATCTGAACCGGCTGACGGAGCAGGAGAAGCGGGAGCAGAGCGCACAGAAGGAGCAGAACGCCAAGAAGAACGCCAGCAGCCTGCACCAGCGGACGCAGTCCAAGGAATGGATGATGCCGGTCAAGCGGGAATTTGGCAGCCGGGTGGGCAGCGGCGTGGAGACCTTCGGCGGAGGCGGCGGGAAGATCGACGCGCAGAAAGAGCCTGAGACGGCCCGGGAAGCCCTGTTTGGGGAAAGCCTGACCGACCGGAAGGCCAGGGTGCAAAACGCCCTGTACGAGGCCGCCAGCGCGGCGGACAGGGCGCAGCGCTCCGCCTTTGACCGTAAGGGGGCACAGGAGAGGCTTGCGGAGATCGCCGGGCTGAAGCAGACGGACGAGCAGCAGCGCGAGGCGGACTACCTGGACATGGCCGAGGGAGACGATACGGCATGGCTCAGCCCGGCGGAGATGCAGGAGCTGAAGGAGAAGAACGGCACCTACGGCGAGAAGTACGCGCAGGAGGAGCGGGCGCTGAACCGGGGCCTGAACCGCAGCGAGCGGTACGTGTACGAAAACGCCATGAACACAGACAGCAGCTTTGACCGGCTGGCGGAGGAAGGCCGCGCCATGGACACGCGGATGAAGAACGCGGAGGACGTGCTGGCCTATCCCCACGACGCGAAGGCGGCGGCAGAGGCGGAAAAGCTGGTGAAGTACACTACGGACGCAGAAAGAAAGACGTACTACTACACCCTGCGCACGAAGGGGCAGGAGGCGGCGGACGCCTATCTGGACGCGTTGGACGAAGACCTGAACCGGCGGAGGGGCGAGGCCCAGCTGGAAGCCACCAGGCAGACGGTGAACAGCGGAGCGCTGGGAGCCATTGGGGCCAACGCGTACAGCGTGCTGAGCAGCGTGGGCGAAACGCCCGCGTATATCTCCAACCTGATCCAGTTCCTGCGGGGGCAGGACATCGACCCGTACAGCCCGGAGAACATGGTGAGCCGGGTGAACGAGGAGATCCGCAGCCAGACCACGCAGAACATCGAAAACGGCGCACCGGGATTCCTCGGAAAGGCACTGGGCTTTGGCTACGGCGTGGGCATGGACTTGGCCCGGAGCCGGTACAACATGATGCTGGGCCTGGGCATGGGCGGGAACAGCAAGATCGGCAAATGGACCAGCTCCGCCCTGATGGGCACCAGCGCGGCCCAGAGCGCCATGACGGACGCACTGGACAGAGGCGCCACGGACGAACAGGCCACGGCGACCAGCATCTTCAGCGGTATCTGGGAGACGCTGTTTGAAGAAGTGAGCTTAGAGAGGCTGCTGGATCTGAAAACGCCGAAGACCGTGCGGCAGTTTTTGACCAACACGCTGCTGCAGAGCGCCACGGAGGGCAGCGAAGAGCTGTTTACCGAAATGGCGAACACGCTGACGGACGAGATGATCATGAAGGACCTGAGCAACTACCGGCTGAACAAGAAAGCCTACGAGGCCAGCGGCCTGACGGAGGAAGAAGCCCGCAGGAACGCCATGGCGGACGTGGCCAAGAACTGGGGCATGGCGGCGCTGGGCGGCTTTGCCTCCGGCGCGGTGGGCGCGGGCGTGCATCAGGGGATCGCCTACGGGCAGAACCGCAGGAACGAACGATTCCAGAACGCGATCAATGCCTATGAAAAAGGCCGCCAGCAGCAGACGGCCCCTCAGACGGTGGAGGAAGCGGCCAGCGCGGCGGCACAGAATGACAGATTAAATAATTCTGAACAAAATATTACAAAAACGCAACAAATGAACGAAGAGACGAACGGCGCGGCCCGGCAGACGGCGGCGCGGGACGGCTCTGTTCCGGCTGCCTACGAGGGCGGAGGAACCAGCGAAAACGTGGAGATCGACCAGCAAAACCCGGTGAGCCGGGTGGAGAAAGGAACGGTCTACCTGCGCGCGGCGGACGGCAGCGACGTGCGGGCCAGCGACGTGACCTTCGGCGACGAGCGGGACAACCTGCTGGCGGCGGAAGGCGTGGGCCGCATGAGTCCGGCGGGGATCACCGGGATGCTGAACCACTATGACGGCACGAAGGCCACGGCGAAGGAATACGCCAGCGCCTATCTGTCGGTGTACAATCGCGCCCGGGCGGGCATGACGGTGCAGCAGGCGGTATACGACAGTGCGCAGACCCGCAGCGCCCTGACGGAGGAAGCGGCCATGGCGGCCTACGCGGCGGGCGAGAAGATGAACATGGGGCGCATCGTGCCCATGACCCGGGCGGAGAAGCAGCGGCAGCAGGCACAGCTGGATCTGGTGAGCGCCATCAACGAGAAATTTTCCAAAAGCGGCGTGAAGATCGAGATGGTAGACCGCATCGAGGGCTACGGCGGGCAGGAGGCCAACGGACGCTGGGACAGCGAGACCAACACCATCTACGTGAGCAAAAACGCGGACGACCATGCATACGCATACATTGCCATGCATGAACTGACCCATGCCTTGAAAAGCCGGAACGCCAGTGAATTTGAGGAGTTCAGCAACTGGGTGGTGTACTACCTGAACGAAAGCGGGCAGGACGCGGATGCGCTGGTGCGCGGGGAGATGATCGCCCAGGCGCAGGCCATGGGGCTGATGGAGCGGCAGAAGGCGAACCTGACCACCGAGGAACAGCTGAAGCTGCTGGACGGCCTGAGCGAGGAACAGTACAAACAGCTGAACGAGCTGGCGCAGGAGGAGCTGATCTGCAACACGGTGCCCAGCATACTGCAGAACGAGAACGTGCTGATGGACCTGTACCACACGAAGCCCACGCTGTTTGAGCGGATCAAGAACTTCCTGAAGGAGTTCATCGACGCGGTGCGCGGCACGGGCAGGGAGCTTGGGAAGACCCGGGCTTTCCAGCAGATGGAGGCCATGGGAAAGAACCAGGCGGCGCTGGAAGACATCTACAACCGGATGGTGCAGATGGCGGAGAACGCCAAGGAAGGCTCCGTGACCGGGAAAAAGGTGCAGGAAAAGTTCAGCCTGAAGGAAGACGTGGAAGAAACACGGGATTTGATCGCTGTACATAATTTGACAGAAGATAACATAAATGCTGCCATGGATATAGGCGGAATAGCAATGCCGAGTATTGCTGTGGTGAGGGCTGAACAAGGCCATAGCATGTTCGGACCTATTAGCATTGTGGTGAACAAGGACACAATAGATCCTCAAAGGGCAAATGAAAATGAACTATATGGCGCAGATGCGTGGACACCAACTTTCCCAAAAGTGCAATATGAGGCAGATGAAGAAACGGAAAAAAGAATAAGAGAGAAATATAAAATCATTGAAAAAAAAATAGGTGATAAGGCGAGACCGTTGTACTCTTATGCATATTCGCTGGAAGACGAATTGGACAGCGAAGGCGGAAAAGAGGGAATACTGGAAAAACTGAAAGACGATGAGAAGATGATGCAAGTCTACTTGGCAGACAACGGAATAAAAACGGTTGAAGACATAAAAACTAAAGAGATAACCAGAATGGATGACGTAGATATAACAATCGCAAAGTATATGATAGATCAACTAGGAGAGGAGACTATAAAGCGATACAGACCGTTTAACTCGGGAGGATGGATGAAAACTTATGGAGAAAATCTTATGGAGGCGTACAGAAATTTAATAAATCAGAATGTGATAAAAAAAGAAAAACTTGGAAGCGATGAGGGAAAAAATGCAAGGAATATGCTTGCTGTTGCTTATCGTTATGCCAAGAATGGTGCAGAGACAATAAAGGAAAGAGTTGACATTGAAGCAACGAAAAAGGCGATCCGAAAGGCAACAAATCAAAAAGAATATGAAAAATGGTTGGAAAATCTGCTTGACGGTGCGGAAAAAAGAAAGGGAATTAGAAACAACGTAGAATATTATACAAAAAGCGGGAAAAAAAGGAGCTTTGAACAGACACATTGGGAAATGACACTGGAAAATGCAGTGAAGGCAATGAAACTGGAAGACAAAACAGGGGCTGGTACACTTGGAAAAAGCATTGAGGGAGCTGCTGTTAAAAAGTATGAAAGCATTGGCGAAATGAAAGCCGATTCCGGGCGGCTGGGGCAAGTGAGTGAAGAAGAGTATGAAGCAAAACGAAAGGAGTTTAGAGAAAGATTTGGTGAAATCGCAGCAGAATACAGCGGCGGAAAAGATCTGTATGATGCAATGGACACGCTGGTGGAAGCCGTGCAGAAGAACACAACGGAAGAAGGATACTATAAAGAAATAAGCCGTTATTCTGACATTTTCAAGCCGAACAAAAAGGTGGCGCATGAACTGTATCAACTAGTCAGCGAAATGAAAGACATGCCGACAAAATATTTTGAGGCGAAGCCAAGAAGAGCGATTGGATTTGAAGAAATGACAACAGCGATTGTGCCGGACAATATAAACGAAAAGACAAAAAGAAGGATGCAACAAAATGGAATGTATATTATTGAATACAAGGCAGGAGATGAAGGAGACAGGCTGAAAAAACTGAATTCTGAAGAGCTGGATCGGTATAAGTTTAGCCTGAAGGAGGAAAGCGAAAAAGAAACGGAACACTACGACTACAGCACGCCGTTTATTCAGCAGGTGGACGATCTGCTGGAAGGAAAGATCCCGGAATACGACGCGCTGGTGATCGGCGGAACGCCGGACGTGCTGAAAAACATCGGCTTCAGCAATCTGCCGATGACCATCAACACGGAGCATATCAAAAACATGAACCGCGATACGGAGCATGTATTGAGCAGGGCGTTTATGGAGCAACTGCCGGAGCTGATCAAGGATCCGCTGGCGGTGATCGAATCGAAGACGAGCCCGGAAAGCAGCACGGTGATGCTGCTGAACGCAGTGGTGAACGGAAAACCGTATATTGCTCCGGTATATGTGACGAGCAACAGCAGACAAAATGGAGTAGTGATAGATAGTAACAACATTGCAACGGTATTTCGAAAAGGAAACGCCATCACCAAACTGCTGACGGACGCGATCCAAAAAGAAAACGCCGGTGAGACCGGCGTGTATTACTGGAAGAAAAACGAGGCCCAAAACCTGTATGCCCGGGCCGGGGTCCAATTCCCCGGTTCAGCTGTACAGGACGGCCTCATCCATAGTATATTAAAAAAAGATTCCCCTGTCAACAGGAAATTTGTGGAACAGACTGAAACGAGACAATTTCAGCGCTGGTTTGGGAAAAGCAAGGTGGTGGACGAGGACGGGAAGCCGCTGGTGGTGTACCATGGAACGGATGCGGAATTTAACGTCTTTGACATGAGCAAAGGCAGGGCCAACATGGACATTCAGGGTGCATTTTTCAGCCCGTATGAGCTGGATGCGCAAGGGTATGGCGAAAATGTGAAAGCGTACTATCTGAGCATTCAAAATCCGGCGGATGAAGGCACGGCGTACAAAGCGCTGAACCGGTTCAAGGGGCAAAACAACGCGGGGATCAAGGCGAGAGAATACCTGCAGAAGCAAGGGTACGACGGCGTATACAACGGATATGACGAGTACATTGCCTTTGAACCGACGCAGATCAAGAGCGCAAAGAATAATGTAGGGACGTTCGACCCGTTCAACCCGGACGTAAGATACAGCCTGAAGGAAACGGACGAGGACGTGCGAAAGCAGGTAGACCTGACCCGGGAGCTGATGGAGGAGACCGGCGGCTACCGGCTGACGCAGGCGGACGCGGAGCGGGTGATGAAGCGGGTGGCGAAGGAATTTGGCAGCCAGACGGACGCGAACGAGCTGGCGGCGGACTTCGCCCGGGTGATGGAATATGCCCGGCAGCAGAACGCGGACATGGATCAGGTGGATAACGAGCTTTTGAGCATTGCGGATAAGATGATCGCCAACAGCCAGCAGCTGGACGAGGAGCACGAGGAGGAAGTGAAGCCCATTCGGGAGAAACTGCGGAAGACGGCCATCAGCCTGACGGACAGCCAGAAGGCGGAGGCGGCCAGCATGACCGGCAGCCTGGGCGCGTACCGAAAGGCCCTGTTCGGGCAGGTGAGGCTGAGCCAGCAAAGCGGCGTGAGTCTGGACAGCGTGTGGAGCGAGCTGAGCGACCTTTCCCCCACCCTGTTCCCGGCGGACACGGCGGAGGGCGATATGCCCAGGCTGCTGATGGAGGCGGCGGACGCGGTGAAGCCAATAATCGAAAACCAGTACGGGCTGGACAGCGAGGAAGCGGCCCAGTACGCCGTGATGCAGATGGTGGATCAGTACACGAAGCTGCCGGGCGTGCAGACGGCGGCGAAAAATCAGAAGCGGATGGGACTGACCGCCAGCCAGTACCGGGAGCTGATGGACGCATTCCTGCAAAAGAGCGAGAAGCAGTTCCAGAGCGCTTGGGTAAAAACGTGGATGCAGAAGGAAAAGACCATCGGCGCCCAAAAGGAGCAGGAGGCCCGGGCGAAGTATCAGGAATGGAAAAGAAAACAAATACAGCGAAATCAGGAATGGAGAAAAGAAGAACTGCAAAGCGCAAAAAACTGGAAACAGGAAAAGCGGCAAGAAATGTCGCTATGGAGGCAGGAGCAGCGGAACGCCATGCAGGAGAAATACCGGCAGTGGCGGCAGACGGACACGGAGACCCGGAAGAACCGGGAAGCGGTGAACACCTACCGGGACCGGCTGGAACGCACCACCCGAACGCTGCTGAACTGGATGGAAAAGCCCAACAAGACCCAGCATGTGCCCATGGAACTGCAGAGCGACGTGCAGAAGGTGCTGGCGGGGCTGGACTTCAGCGGGAAGACCACGCTGGCGGCAAAGGATCTGGGCAGCCGGATCGAGGCCATGACACAGCGGATCGGGGAGCTGCAGGAGAAGACCGACGAGAACGGAGCCAGCAGCCAGACCTTCTACCTGGAGCGGGACCAGCAGATGCTGGACGAGCTGCACCATCTGGCGGCGGTGATCGGCGCGAACAACGGGAACGTGTACGAGCTGAGCGCGGAGGAGCTGCGAGACCTGAACAAGTGGATGAACGCGGTGAAGCACGTGATCACCGACGTAAACAAGAACCACGCCAAATACTATCAGGGGAAGTACTACCAGGGCGAGAGCCAGTACGGCACCATCGAGGAAGTGGCGGACAGCACCAAGGCGGAGCTGCACCGGAAGAAAGCCTACGCGGACAAGAAGGGCGTGACCCGGGCATGGAACGAGATGCTGGGCAAGGGCATGGTGGACTGCTTCAGCTTCTTTGACAAAATGGGAAGCGCGGGCGGAGAAGTGTTTGGCAACCTGCGGAAGGGATTTGACAAGCACATCCGCAATGTGAGCGCGGCCAAGAGCTACACCGAAAGCCTGCTGAAGGGCGTGGATCAGAAGACGCTGCGGCAGTGGACGGACGAAAAGAAGCGCACGGAATACACGACCGACCGGGGCGAGACCATCCGCCTGAACACGGCGGAGGTGATGGAGCTGTACGTGCTCAGTCAGCGCGAGCAGGCCCAGAGTCACCTGTACGGGCAGGGCATCCGCACCAACGAGAAGGTGGAGCCGGTGATGCTGACCCGGGGAGACGTGGAGCGAATCACGGGGACGCTGACGAAGGAACAGAAGCAGATCGCCGACAGGATGCAAAAGTTCCTGGCCAGGGACTGCGCCGCATGGGGCAACGAGGCCAGCCGGGTGCTGGTGGGCTATGACAAGTTCGGCGAGGAACACTACTGGCCCATCCGCACGGACCCCAACAGCAACCGCACCCTGAACGCGGACGGCAGCGCGGCCAACCTGAGCTACATCAAAAACCAGAGCTTCACCAAGGAACTGACCGAAAAAGCCCAGAACGCCATCATGGTGGAAAGCATCTTCGGGACGTACACGCGGCACATCAGCCAGATGAGCGCGTACAACGCCTACGCGGTGGCCATGACGGATCTGCAGCGGTGGTTCAACACACCGGGGGTGAAGACGGATACGGCAGCAACGGCGTGCGGTACATTACCGACCTGATGAAGCAGATCAACGGCACGGCGGACAACGGAAAGACCTTCGGCGGAGCCAAGGACGCGGTGAACAAACTGGTGAGCCACGGAAAGGCGGCGGCAGTCGGCGCGAACCTGAGCGTGGCCATCCAGCAGCCCACGGCCTATGTGCGGGCGGCGGACATGATCAGCCCGAAGTATCTGCGCGAGGGGCTGTTCCAGAAAAGCGACCCGGAACTGGTGAAGAAGTGGTGCCCCATTGCGGAATGGAAAAGCTGGGGATTCTACGAAACGGACGTGGGCCGGGGGCTGAACGACCTGATTGTAGACCAGAGCAACGCGCTGAAGAGGGCAACGGAGAAGAGCATGATCCTGGCGGAGAAGGCCGACGAATGGACCTGGGGCAAGCTGTGGAACGCGGTGGCGGAGGAGACCCGCGACCTGTACGCGGGCGAGCTGGAACCGGGAACGGACGCCTTCTATGAAAAGGTGGGCCAGCGGCTGAGCGAGATCATCGACAAGACGCAGGTGGTGGACAGCGTGTTCCACCGAAGCCCCATCATGCGCGACCGGGGATTCAGCGCCATCTATACCAGCTTCATGGCGGAACCCATCAAGACCTACAACATGGTGGAGCGGGCCATTGCGAACTTTGCGGAGAACCGGAAGGATCCGGCGGCCAAGCGGAAGCTGATGCGCACTATGGCGGTGTACGTGGTCAATGCGCTGGCGGGAGCCATGGCAAAGAGCATCCCTGCGGCAGCCAGAGACGACGACAAGGACAAGCAATACTGGGAGAAGTATCTGGAAGCGCTGGGCGAGAACACCATGGACAACCTGCTGTTCACCAACAACATCCCGGTGATCAGCGACTATCTGGATACGCTGCGGGGCAACGAACCAAGCCGGATGGACATTCAGAGCATCGACCGGCTGCGGCAGTTTGCCCAAGAAGTGCCCAAGATCATGACCGGGGAAAGCAAGTGGAGCACCTTCAAGGGCCTGTACAAATTCGCCCAGATCGCCAGCGACATTACCGGCGTACCGGCATACGCGGCCATCCGGGACGCGAAGGCCATTGTGCAGACGGTGGGCAGCGCCATTGGGCAGGACTGGTACATCCCCATGGAGAACGAGACGGCCAGCTTCAGCTACGCGGCGGAAAACCTGTACGAGGCCATCCGCAAGGGCGACGGCAAAGCGGAAACGCGGCTGAGGGAAAAGCTGGGCGCAACGAAAAGCCCGGCCCAGATCGACGCGGCGGTGGCAAACGTGCTGATGCAGCAGGACAGCCGGGTGGCAGAGGCGGCGGCGCTGAAGCTGCAGGGCAAGGCCACGGAGCTGAACCAGAAGAAGCAGGAGATGGTGGCGGACGGGTTTACGGAGGAAATGGTGGACAAGGCCGTGAACCGCTACATCACCGAAGGCCAGGCCGAGAAGGAAAAAGACCTGACCAAGGAACTGAAAGCCAACCTGTGGAGCAAGGATGAGGCCGTGACGGCCCTGCGGACGGCGGCGGGCCTGATGGAAGGCAGCGCCACGGCGGACGACGTGAAGGCCATCGTGAGCGAGCTGGTGGCGGACAGCACGGCCAAGGATCCGGCCAAAACGGTGAAGAGCGGCATCGTGAGCGAGGTGAAGAAGGACTATGTGAGCCTGATGGAGGAAGGCAAGACCACGGAGGCCAAGGGGCTGCTGCGTGTGCTGCAGGACACGCTGGGCGTGACGGACGCGGACGCCAAGGGCTGGGTGACGGAAGGCCACCAGGAGAGCCTGCGGACGGCGGCGGAGGCTATGGACGTGCGGGCGCTGAAGGCGGCCATGACGAAGCTCAAGAAGGACGGCAAGACCGACCAGAGCATGAAGAGCAGCATTGAAGGCGTACTGAAGAAGCAGTACCTGGCGGCGAAGGAGGCGGGCGACCGGGGACAGATGGAGAAGATCATCCGTTTCCTGACGGGGCTTGACCTGAAGAACGCCAAAGGCGAAAAGTACTTCACGCGGGAGAAGATCCAGGCGTGGGGCGAGTAAAAACCATGGGGGCGGCAGAAATGCCGTCCCCTTTTTGCGGGGAGAAATGGGACGGCGGAAATGGTAGCATGAGGCAGAGAAAGCGGGAGAGAGGGGCGGCTGAAATGCTGGAAGTGAAGGGGCAGAACATCCTGCTGACCCGGGGAGACACGGCGGCGCTGACGCTGACGCTGGAAGGCGACTATGTGCCGGACGGAACGGAAATGAAATTTACTATAAAGAAAGCGCCGACGGACAGCCGGGCGCTGGTGATGAAAACCGTGGAGACCGAAAGCAACCGGGCCGTGCTGGCGCTGGAACCGGGCGACACGCGGCAGATGCAGCCGGGACAGTACGTATACGACGTGCGGGTGAAGGCGGCCCTTGCGGAGGGCGCGGCGGGAACATACACCCCGATGATCTACGGGGTATTTCAACTACTGGATAACGTGGGGGCGTAACAATGAGCAGCGAGCTGAAAATGAAGCTGACCACCTTTCGGGGCGAGAGCGCCTACGAAGTAGCAGTGCGGAACGGATTTGAGGGCACGGAAGCGGAGTGGCTGGCGAGCCTGCACGCGTCCGCCGGGACGGTGAACGGGCAGGGGCCGGACAAGGACGGGAACATCACCGTCTATGCCGGGAACATCCAGATGGACGCGGAAGACCCGAAGACGGTGAAGCAGACCGTGCAGGAGATGAACACGGCCATTGGGCAGAAAGCTGTGACGGCCTTCTACACCGCCACGCTGACCGCCGCCGGGTGGACGGGCAGCGCAGCGCCCTACGTGCAGGAGGCGGTCGTGGAAGGGCTGCTGGGCAGCGATTCGCCCATCGTGGCGGTGAGCATGAAAAACGCCACCACGGCCAACTATGAAGCCATCACGGAAAGCTGGACGAACGTGAGTACCATCGACGCGGGGAACGGGAAGATCACGGCAAAGTGCTTCGGGGAGAAACCGACAGCGAATTTAACGCTGTTGATTAAGGTGGTCAGGTGAAGAAGTGCGTGAACTGTGCGAACGGAAGGGCTGGGGATGGGCCCCGGCCCTGAGAGTGAGCAAAAACGTAGAAAGAAAAAAGAGCACGGGCCCGAAGGGAACGTGCGATGAAAGCGACCAGGGGGAGCGGATAAGATGGGCGAGTGTTTATTGCTGAAAAGCGGAGGACAGACGAAGAAGCTGCCGGTGCTGAACGCCAGTTACCCGGCTGATCTGACCATCTGGGCGGGAGAAACGGCGACTTTTCAGGCGCAGATCGCCACGGACGGTGTTCCTGCGGAATACACCTACAAATGGTATAAAAACGGGAACCTCATCACCAACGCGACGGCGGCAACGCTGAACCTGACGGGCCTGACCACGGCCACCACCGCGACCATCTACTGCGTGGTGACGAACAAGGCCGGGGAAGTGACCAGCCGGGTGGCTACGCTGACGGTGAAGAACCCCAACATGACTTACACCTACACCGGCAGCTATGAGAAGATCGACGACGGAAGCGGAAACTGGAGCATCAAGTTCAAAAGCAGCGGCACGTTGAAATTTACCAACCTTGGCAAGTGGGACGGCAAGCTGGACGTGTTCTGCGTGGGTGGCGGCAGCGCGGGCGGCAGCGGCAACTGGGACGCGAACAACTGCTATGGCAAGGCGGGCAGCGGCGGCTATACCAAGACCCAGAAGAGCATTCAGGTGACGGCGAATACTTCCTACAACATCGTGATCGGCGCGGGCGGACAAAGCGCCTTTGCATCGGGAGGAAGCACCAGCGCCCTTGGAGTGACCGCGTCCGGCGGTACGAAGCTGGGCGGCGGCAGCGGCGGCGGCGCTTATGGCAACGGAGCCGTTAACAACGGCGGCTCCAACGGTGGCAATGGTGATCCGCAGGACGCCGCCAACATCGGCATTGACCATTGGGGTTCCCCCGGAAAGGGGCAGGGAACCACGACCCGCGAGTTCGGCGAATCCACCGGCACGCTGTACGCGGGCGGCGGCGGCGCTGGCGGAAACGGCTCCGCACAGGCCCATGGCGGTGCTGGCGGTGGCGGCAACGGCGCGTGGAACGGAAACCAGCCCACCAGCGGCGAGACCAACACCGGCGGCGGTGGCGGCGGCATGTACTACGGCCTGACGAACGTCGGTAAGGGCGGCAGCGGTATTGCCGTGATCCGAAATCATCGGTAAGGAGGGAGAAGCATGAACGAGACGTTTTATGCGCTTGTGGAAAACGGCGTTGTAACGAACGTGATGGTGCTGTACCCGCCCAACGCGGCGGAATTTGAGGGGGCGGTTCCCTGCGGGGAGCTGCCGGTAGCCATCGGGGACACCTACGACGGGGAGCATTTTTACCGGGGCGGAGAACGCGTGCTGACAGCCCTTGAACAGGCCCAGAAGGACGCGGAGGACATGCAGGCGGCGCTTGCTCTTCTGGGCGTGGGAAATAACACGGAGGTGGCTGAGTAATGGGCAAATACTACGAGGCGGCGAAGATCGTCCGGGCGACGATGGACAAGGCCGGGGCCATGCTGACGGACGAACAGGCTTTACAGGTGACGGCCCTGTATCCCCTGTGGGACGCTACGAAGACCTACGCCGTAGGTGACCGCGTGCGGTACTCTGGCAATCTGTACCGCTGCTTGCAGCCTCACACGGCGCAGGAAACGTGGAATCCTGCCGATGCTCCTTCCCTGTGGGCCAAGGTGCTGACAGACCCCAGCGGCGCTATCCTGCCATGGGTACAGCCAGACAGCACCAACCCATACTCCAAGGGCGACAAGGTGACGCACAACGGCAAGACGTGGGAAAGCCTTGTGGACAATAACGTTTGGGAGCCGGGCGCAGTCGGAACGGAAAGCCTGTGGAAGGAAGTGGCGGCATGATCGGCTTTGTGATCGGCTTTGTGGTCGGCGGGATCGTCGGCTTTGTGGTGGCCGCTCTGCTGGCGGCGGGAAGGAGCGAGCTATGAGGCGTTTGACAACGGCCCTGACGGCGGACGAGTTTGGCCGGGCCGCGCTGAATCTGGGCCGAGCGGACGAAAACGCCGCCGTGCGGGTGGAAATCGACCTGAGCGCCATCCTGACGCAGGAACCCAGCGCCAGTGCCCATCTGACGGTGGAAAGCCCGGTTGGGGAGAAGTACCCGGCCAGCACCGTCATGGACGGAGGGAAGCTGATCTGGGACGTATCGGACGCGGACACCGCCGCCGAGGGGACGGGCCGCGCCCAGCTGACCGTGACCGGGCCGGGCGGCGAGGTGCTCAAGAGCGCTGTGGCCGTGACGCGGGTCGGCCATTCCATCCGGGGCGAGGGCGAAGCCCCGGAACCCCTGAAAAGCTGGGTGGATGATGCCGTGGCAAAGCTGGCGGCGGTGGAGAGCGCCATTGCAGATGCTCAACAGGTGGCGGACGATATCCGCCAACAGCTGGAATCCGGGGCGTTTGTCGGCCCCAAGGGGGACAAGGGCGACCCCGGCGAAAAAGGGAAAGACGCTCCTCAAATTGACGATGCAATCATAAGCGCATCGGCCCCTTGGAGCAGCGCAAAAATCGTGGAAACCGTATGCCCGGAACTGGTACTCAAAGGAAACCCGGTCACCTGCTATCCGCTCGAAGGGACGTTGATCGAAGTCAAAGCCGAATGGGAGCCGGAATGGTCTGGGAGCGGGACTCCGTCATTGACAAATATCCGTCCAATCAGCGGGAAAAGCACCATAACGATCAGCCGAGAAGAAGATCAGTATAGCAAAGCTATTGCGCTGCCGCGTCTGGTTGCTGGCGGCGAAGTAGCGGCGAATAATGGCCAAGGAAACGAAACATGGGCAATGATCGAATTCGATGGGACGGAAGCGTGGTTTGATAACAGCCCGTATATCTGCCTTTCGCTGCCGAAAAATTCTGCGGAATATGTAATCGAGTGCTCGCATTTCGAAAGCAAGTATTCCTTCAACGGGGCCAAGTGCATCTTTGCTGCGGTAGACACTCTTTTTATAAGTTCGCCATTGACGGCGGACTATGGCTCTGTAAATGAGTGGAAAAGCTTCCTTGCCGCTCAAAAGGCAGCCGGAACGCCCGTACAGATTGCCTATCCGCTCGAAACTCCGATCAAATTGGTGGCAACAGGGATTGGGGCAACGCCGGCAATCAAAGGCACGAACACCTTTACCACAAATGCCGACAGCCTGACCTTGACGGAAACGGGCGAAACGGGCCAAATCATCAAAGATTTGTTTGACAGGGTGACAGCGATGGAAACAGGGGCGCAAGCGCAAAACGCCGACATGACGGCGGCGCTGGCGCTGCTGGGAATCAGCGGAGAGGAGGAATGACCATGACCGGCGAGAGAGCCGCTGCCTTTGCCCGGTTGAAGGTCGGACAGGGGTATATCTACGGAGCCAAGGGCCAGACCTGCACGGCGGCCTTCCGCCGCAAACAGGCCCAGCAGTACCCCGATCAGGCCCAGAATATCCTCGTCACCGGGGCCAAGTGGGACGGGCGGCCCGTGTGGGACTGCGCCCAGCTGACCCGCTACGCCGCAAAGGCGGCGGGGGTGGAGCTGCCCAGCGGGGCCACCAGCCAGTGGCGGAAAGGCCCGTGGAAGCGCAAGGGCACCATCGACAGCCTGCCGGAGGGCGAAGTGGTGTATCTGTACCGGCAGAAAGGCTCCATCATGCAGCATACCGGCCTCGCGCTGGGGGACGGCACCTGCGTCCATGCCCGGGGCACGGCCTACGGCGTGGTGCATCAGCCGGTCAGGGACTACCCGTGGACGCACTGGGCCAGCCCGTGGGAAGCGGAGAGCGCTCCCCTGCCGGTGGAACCATTAGGCCCCATGACGGAGGCCACCGTGTACGCTGAAAACGGTCTGCCCGTCAAACTGAGGAACAAGCCCAGTCAGGGAGAGAACCTGTACTGGAAGGTGGCGGACGGGGAAACCGTGACCATTGAGGAGCCGGGGGACGAGTGGTCGCTGGTCAGGGCCCGATGCACCGACGGCGTCCGGCGGCGGGGCTGGATGATGTCGGGATTTCTGGCCATGGGATAATCACAACAACAGATCGGAGTGATGAAAATGGATTGGGTACAAATGATTGTAACGGTCGTATGCTCGGTGGTGGCTTCCTCCGGCTTCTGGGCATTTATGCAAAACAGGGCGAGCAAAAAGGACGCAAACACGAAGCTGCTGATCGGGCTGGCCCACGACCGTATCTGCTACCTGGGGGTGAAGTACATCGAGCGCGGCTACATCACGCAAGATGAGTTTGAAAACCTCAACGACTATCTGTACGTACCTTACCGTGAGCGCGGAGGCAACGGAAGCGCCCAGCGCGTCATGGAAACGGTGAAAAAACTGCCCTTCCGGGCGTAAAGGAGTGGGAAACATGACTTGGGAAGACATCAAGCGGAAACTGACCTCGCGGAAATTCTGGGCTGCTATCGTGGAATTTGTGTCCATGCTGCTGATGGCGCAGGGCATGACGGAAAATCAGGTGGGCCAGATCACGGCAATCATCATGGCAGGCGCTGGCGTGCTGGCGTACATCATCGCCGAAGGGCTGACGGACAAGGAGAGCGTCGCAAAGCCTGAGAAACCGCCTGAAGCAGCCTCCGCTACCGATCCTGCCGAGGTCGCGGAGGGCTAACCCATGGAGCACAGGCGGCAGGAATACGAGTACGTGATAGACGAATGGGTCCTGAACGAAAGAGACAGGATCGCGCTAAAACGTAAGTACCTCGACGGCATCCCCTATGAAGCCATTGCCGAGGAACTCGATATTAGCCGGAAAACTGTGCAGAACATCGTCAGACGATGGCGAAATACCATCGAACGGCATTTATAAAAGAGCTGCCTTCGGGCGGCTCTTTTTTTGCGCTTTTTTTGCTGGGAATATGCCGGAAAGATGCGCCGGGCTTTCCTCGAAAAACGGGGCCGTTGCTGGCATGATGAGGGCAGGAGGGAGCGGAGCATGTACCGGGAGTATAACCGAAACCCGCGGGGAAAACGGGTGGGCGACTGCGTGATACGCGCCGTCAGCCGGGCCACGGGAAAGACGTGGGAGGAGACCTACGCGGGGATCTGCGCAGCCGGGTATGAGCTTTGCGATATGCCCAGCGCCAATCAGGTGTGGGGGGCGTACCTCAGAAGGCAGGGATTCCGGCGGCACATGCTGCCGGACACCTGCCCGGACTGCTACACGGTGGAGACGTTCTGCCGGGAACATCCGTCCGGGGTGTACGTGCTGGCCATCAGCGGCCACGTGGTATGCGCGGTGGATGGAGACTGGTGGGACAGCTGGGACAGCGGACAGGAAACGCCGGTGTACTACTGGCAGAAGGAGGACTGAGCCATGTTTGGATATGGGTATCAGCAGCCGGGCTTTGGGGGCGGCTATTACGGGGCCGCGCCGGATCAGCTGGCGCAGATGCGGATGGGCCAGAATCAGCCCATGCAGATGCAGCAGCAGGGGCAGCAGCAGAACGGCGGCGGGCTGGTATGGGTGCAGGGCGAGGCCGGGGCCAAAAGTTACATGGTTGCCAACGGTTCCAGCGTCCTGCTGATGGACAGCGAGCGCCAGTGCTTTTATTTGAAAAGCTGCGACGCGGCGGGAATGCCATCCATGCGGGTCTTTGACTATCAGGAGCGCAAGGCCGCGCCCATCCCGGAAGAGGCGGCGGCGGAATACGTCACCCGGAAGGACTTTGAAGCCCTGCAGAACCGGGTGGAAGAACTGGTGAAGCGCCCAGCGCGGGCGAAGAAGGAGGCGGCGACAGATGAACCCACTGTTTGAAGAACTGGGCGGAACTGTGGGAATGCCGCTTCCCGGCTCCATGGGCGCGTTCCAAAGCATGATCCAGAAATTCAAGGAATTTCAGGCAAAATTCACCGGCGACCCAAAAGCGGAAGTGGAAAAGCTGCTGCGTACCGGGAAAATGAGCCAGCAGCAATATGACCAGCTGCAGCAGGCGGCGCAGATGTTCCAGAGCTTGCTAGGATAACCCGGTTTTCTTGTGAGTTTTTCGACTTGTGACAGGGGAGATATCAATATGGTCAGTTTTTTCATAACGCCACATGTACCCGTGACATGTTTTGTTTCTCCCCTTCACATTATTCAGAATTTGACAAGGATTGCAGCCCATTTCACGCGCGGCATCGGATATGCAATCCCAGCGTTTTACAAAATTCCCATCAAGAGAATATTGGCAAATTGGCTTAGAAGCATAGTGCAACTTTCCTGTTCGGCCCTTATTTACGGATTGCTTTCCGAGAACCAAAAAACTATGTTTTATGTTTTCAGAAGCCGTTACCCATTCGAGATTTTCGAAATGGTTGTTATGCTTATTCCCATCTTTATGATTCACTTGGGGTTTATGATCTGGATTCGGAACAAAAACATCGGCAACAAGCCGGTGAATGGATGCCTGAACGATTCTTCCATCCGCTTGCAGATTTACTTTCAAATATCCGTAGCTCTTCGGAATTGGCTTAAGCATTTTTACAGGCTTCCCCGGAAAACAGGAACGGACTTCCCCAATTTCATTGATCTCATAGAAACCATTATAGCCGGGTATTTCTTTCCACATAAAAGGCACCTCCGAACAGAAATATTATACCATGAACCACGTTCTAACTCAAGCATGGTGCGCAACGTGCTTGTTTAGAAAATAAAAAAAGGAGTGACTTATCATGACGGATAACACTATGTCTCCCGCTGATTTCGCAGCCGTAACGGGCCGAAACAATAATGGTGGCCTTTTCGGTGATGGCGGGGCCTACTGGATCATCATCCTGTTCCTGTTTGTGTTCTGCGGCTGGGGCGGCGGCTGGGGCGGAAACGCTCGCGGCGGTCAGGGTACGGCCATGGACGGCTACGTGCTGACCAGCGATTTTGCGAACATCGAGCGCAAGATCGACAGCGTGAACAACGGGCTGTGCAACGGCTTTTATCAGCAGGCGCAGCTGACCAACGGCGTGCAGATGCAGATGGCGAACGGCTTTGGGCAGGCGGAGCTTTCCCGCTCCAACCAGCAGGCGGCGCTGATGCAGCAGCTGAACAACATGGCCATGCAGGCGGCGGAATGCTGCTGCAAGACCCAGACGGCCATCCAGGGCGTGAACTACAACATGGCCAATCAGGCCTGCGAGATCCGCAACACGATGCAGAACGGAACCAGGGATATCATCGAGAACCAGAACGCCAATGCGCGGGCGGTGCTGGACGCGCTGACGGCCCAGCGGATCGAGGCCAAGGACGAGAAGATCGCGGCCCAGAACCAGCAGATCTTCGGTTTGCAGCTGGCGGCCAGCCAGGCGGCGCAGAACCAGTATCTGGTGCAGACCCTGCGGCCCGGCCCCATCCCGGCATACACGGTGCCCAATCCGTACTGCTGCGGCCCGCAGCTCTGCAACGGCTGACAAGTGCATGACACAGCTTCCCGCCCTGACGGGATGACCGGCAAAGGCCGGTGCTGACGATCTGCGGCGGGGGAAATATCCCTCGCCGCTTTTTGAAAGGAGAATGAAAATGAACAAGGATTTCGAGGAAGTAAAGGAACGTCTGACGGAACACCTGTTGCGGATTGACCTAGACAAATTGCCAATAACGGATTTGTCATCCTATGTTTGGATGGTGTGCCAACTGAATCCGCTATACGACAAAAAGCCAGACTACTATGAAAAAATGGGCGAATTGTTGAAGCTGAACATGTGTAGCAGCCAAAAGTCCCCGGCTGTCCCGTTGAAGGAGGTGTGAAACATGGCGGAATTTACAAACGCGACCATCCAAACGGTGGCCAGCGATCAGAACGTGATCCTGACGGAAACGCCGGTGTGCCCCTCCCGGTGCATCGTACACCGGGAAGGCAGCGGCGTTGTGACCCTCCGGGGCATGACGAACCAGTGCAAGGCGCGATTCCGCGTGACCTTCGGCGGCAATATCGCCCTTCCGGCGGGCGGTACGGCTGGGCCGATCTCCGTCGCGATTGCCATTGCCGGGGAACCTCTCCCTGCCAGCAAGGCCATTGTGACCCCTGCGGCGGTGGAGCAGTTTTTCAACGTCTTCGTGGATACGTTTATCGACGTACCGGCAGGCTGCTGCGTGACGGTGGCCGTGGAGAACACCAGCGGCGTGAGCATTGAGGTGCAGAACGCGAACCTCATCGTCACCCGCGAAGCGTAAGGAAAGGAGAAGCGAACATGAAAGCGCTGCATAATTTGAAGGAAATGCTCTGCCGGGAGCTGGAAGAACTGGCGGAGAAGGAGA